AAATGATTTAATTGTTCTTGCCAAGCTTTAGCAGTTTGTTCTTCAGCTTGTTTTTGAACTGCATCAACCATTCCTTCGCGTTGATTACGTGCTTCCCAATATTGTTTTTGAACTTGTTCACGTTTGTCTTTAAGTTCATTAACTTCGTAGGTATCACCTTCGTCACGAGCTGTTTGAATTTTAGCTTCAATATCATGGTATTCCTTTGAATATGATTGTTCAGCACTGTAAAGAATTGCAGCAGATGCTTGTGACATTGCTTGAATTTGTTCAGCTTTATCATTATACTCTGCCTCCATTTCTTTTCGTGCGTCACCAAGTTCACGACCCTTGTTAGAAAGATGTTGTTCAGTAGAGTAACCTTTTATAAGGTCACTAAAGGAAACAGCAACTTCTTCGCCATCAATTTTAACGAGTACTTGTGCTTCCAAGTCAAGATCATCAGTAGTGTACACATCGGCTTCTTGGGTAGACTCGTCATCCGCATCCGTTGTTTCTTCTTCATCAGTCTCTACTTCGTCTTCATCATCTACGTTATCGGCTTCGTCTAATGTATCTGGGTCTTCTTCATCAGAGTCTTCCGCGTCTAACTGTGGTACTTGCTCATCGGGTAGAGTATCAACGAAATCAGAATTTCGAATGATGTCAGCCAGCAATGCCTCTTCAGTTTGACTTTGTTCCATTGCATTAGAATCATCCAATTGGGTAGAGTCTTGTTGTGCTTCTGGATTATCCATTTACTTTACCTCCTTTTTAGGAGTAGGGATATTTTTAAGATACCTTTCTTTTAAACTATGTAAGTTCATAAGTGTATCTGAATTTAATTTTGCTTTACCTGCACTGCGCATTGCGTCATATTCAAGAGTATTAATCATTGAATCGCAATTATCAACTAGCGCTTGATAATTAATTTCTTTTTTCATCGTTGTCCTCCATTAAATGTGGGATATTTTTCCCATACATCTCAAAATCAGTCATTTTCTGTTTAACACTGCCTAATGCCATTGCAGAACTGTAGAGAAATTCTCGAGATTTAGTTTCATGCGGATCTGTTTTTAACCATTCCACAAAAAAGTCTACTAAAACTTCACCATATACTTCATTAAAAAATTCATCCCGTTCCTTGGCAGCGAATTGACCCTTTACATGAGCCATTCGCGCCAATTCTTCAGGATGTATTTTATGATTGCCATATGATTTATCATTACCCAGCCTCTTCTCGGCTGTCTGTTTATATCTTTCCATAATCTTTATACGCGATGATGAATGTAAATTCGCTCATCTGTTTGAGCTGTTGTACCATGCGAAGTTTTTACATTTTCCATTACACAAGTGCCATGTCCACCGACATGTGTATAATTGAGAAATTCTTTTGCTGGAATTCTAATTCCTTTATCAGCTGCATTAACTGTACCTGCACATTTAAGATCTAGTGTAATTACAGAGTCTGTTTCGTTTGTAAATATAACTGTTTTATTACCTGATGTGCTTGTTACTGCAGTACCAGCTTGAGTTGCGCCAATGCCAGCGCTACTGATTGTTGAGTGTGCCATTCTGCATAGCCTCCTGTTGTGGTTGTTGTTGCGGCGGGTTAATAAGTTGTCTTGCTATCATAACAATTTGATCAAATCCAGGATGTTGAGGAAGCTCTGCACCCTCTTTAACTGCTTTAATAGTAAGATCAGCCCACTCTTGATAATGTTTATCAATAGCAACTGCAAGCTGTTTAGAATTATCATCCATAGTATTTTTAGCTTGAGCATTAGTGTATGTTACATTTGCTTCTGATAATGCTGCTTCTGCAACTTGTTTACGTTCTGTAAGTTCTTTTTCAGTTTTCTTAGCTTGAGATTGTTCTTGCAAAACTTTCTGAGCTTTTTGTCTAAACTCGTTTGTTGTATAATCTTCAAGAAAATCATTACTATCAATATTCATAGCTTCAATAAGTTTAGTAGCAAGAACTGCTGGCGCTTCTGGTTTAACCGCCATTCCAGCACCTTGATTATTAAGTGCTGGTAATATTTCACTTCCTATTTTTCCTAGCTTACCAATTACTGTAGCATTAGAATTTTCACCAATATCTAAAAATATTTCTACGTCCATTTTAGAAGGTAGCTCCGACATATTAACAGAGCCGTATATGCCATCAAGTGCATAGCTTTGTTTGCCTTTCATATTCTTAACCATTGTTTCATATATGCCGCTAATCAACCGCTTAAATCCAGTTTCCGCAAATCTACGCGCGATATGCTGGATTCGTTTTTGTGCTGCTGATTGAACAGCGCTAAGCTTTTGCTCGGAGTTTCCTGATACATATAGAGTATCATTAAGTCCTTGCGCGGCCTTAGACATTCCTGTAGCTTGTTCTTTAATAAGCTGTAAGTGTTCTAATACTGCTCCTGTTCCTGAAGAAATAGCTTCAGGCGGGAGTGCTGCTACAGCTGCAGTAGGATTCCCGTTAGTAGGAATAATTTGTTTAGGCTTCATGTTTTGAAGTGCGCTAAAATCTACTACGTTTGGATCTGCTAGTTTAGGACTGTAGTTAGTAAGATAAGTATTTTCTACAAAACCACGAAGAATAGCTGTGCTAGCTAATGTGCTACTTCTTGCAAAGTCTGCCATAGACAAACCAAAAAATTCATGCGGAATATCAATAGGCACAATAGAAGCTAAAGGGATAAGCTCAATATCTTCTTCGTATAATATGTGGCTATCTACAGTAATAAAATGCTTTAGCTCTGCAATACCATCACCATCACGATCTACTCGCATCCATGATTCTGTTAGCGTGACTTGTCTATTAGCTTCTGTTTGATAATCATTACGATTAGTTCCTTGATAATAGTTTTGACCTGTAATTTCTTTACGTGCTGCTACGTCTTCACTATACTTTCCAGAACCTAACCATTGAGCGCCATCGCCTAACTCATTCCATTCTTGTTCAGTAAGATTAGTAGCCCAGTCAGGATAATACTTACGTAACTCTGATCTTGACACTTCTGTTTGTAATCCTACAAACTCAGCATCTTCAATATCTTTAGCATTTTCTGAAATACGAAAAGCTTCTGGCGGTATTACTTCTAGTTTAATACGGCTTTTATCAATCTTTTTTCTTAGTCGTACATCTATATATGAAATTGTTTCTGACATTGGATTGAGCGTAAGCTCGCCAACGATTTCTAAATTTTCATCTGCAAGGATTTCATCAAGTTTAGCTTCGTCAATCTCTTCGTATTCTTCCATTACATAATCAAAGTCTTCAATGTAATCCCAACGGATAACGGCGTTTTTCCAAAGTAAAGAAGCCTTCATCCAAGTTTGTAATATTTCCCAACCTTTATTTTTTTTAAAGATACAGTAGTTTACAATATTACTTGCATCTTTAGCTGATTTAAATGCACCCGGAGTTTCATCATAGGGTACAAACCTAGCTATTTTATTATTGTTTAAAAATAAATCTGATAATACAGCTGTGTAAGCTTCAATAACTTCTGTAGTACCTGTATCAACAATTGTACTTACGCCTTGCGGCAACAAATGTTCTTGAGGAACACCTGCATACTCATAAGTAGCTTTTAAACGCTCTCGTGTTAAATCACTACTGTTAAGCCAATCACCTGCAGAATTCATAATTCCATTTTCAATTATGTTTACGAGTTCTTCATCTGTAACTGCTTCTTTAAATCCTTGCTGCGCCATTAGTATTTTCCGTCATTACTATTACCGCTGTAAATAGCTTTACTGCCTTCCATTACTTTTTGATTATATACTCCCGGTTGTGACAAAGGTGTTTTACGTTCCTTTGTTTTTTTAGGGGGCGCTACAGGTTTTACCTGTTGATATCTTCCTACATTGGTCATTGACTGCTCCTGAGTTTTACCACTTAACTTTATTAGCCCAATAAGCTGCACTCATTGGCCCTTTATCAATATTCTTTTTATGTCTAGCTTTCCATGCTTTATTTCTAGGTGTGCCATCAGGACTACCTTTAGCTCCTTTAGCACCAAATCGAATAAGTTTTGGTTTACCTGTTGATGGATCTCTAACTGCTACAGCATGTGATTTTGTTTTATGGTTAGGTGTTGCTTTAGGTTTATTTAAACCTGAAAAGGTTTCACCTCCAACTTTAATTGTCATGCTGCTTCTCCTGTCATGGCATCAACATCCATCCACTTAGACCATTCAGCATAGTAATGTCTCATGCCTACTTCATCGTGTATAGTTTGATTTTCATGTCTTCCATGTAATATATTTCTAGGAGCTGTACCTTGACGCATAGTTGTGCCTTGACCGGATACACCAATAAGGTCTTCGTGTAGGTTTCTACCGAATGGACCCCATATACTGTTATGGTGTTTAATTCTTGTTTGTCTATCCTCGGCAGAATCTGACTTAAGGCCATAACCCCTAAACTCTATGAGTACTTTATTAGGCCCAAGCGGTGTTACGCTATCTGAACGGTAAGCACTTCCACGCAAGTTAAAATTGTAGCCTGGAAAAAGATCTACCATATACCATTGGTTTGGTAGAAGGTTAGGGAATGAGAGTTCACCTCGGTCTTCAAAACCATCGTACTCTTCGTAGTTAACTGTAAAGCTACTAACATTAACATGACCATTATCAAAAGGAATATTTTTTCTAGCGAAATATTCATCGTTAAAACCTGATACTCTATTAAAGTAGTGCATAAAGTCGTGATAAAACTCACTGTTAGTATCATGCCATAGCTTATAGTTTGTGTCTATTACTGCTTTGTGATAATGAAATATTTCGAGGGGTTCGGTATTAATTGCATCACTAATACAATCGAACGCACCATTTAACCACTCCTTTAAACTCTGATCTGGGTTATCGTTAAGTGTAGTCCATACCATGCCGCCATAGCCTACTTCACTGTGTAGCTTATCGCCAATAACTTCTGTTATTGGTCCTGATACACCTTGTAGCCCAGTGTTTTTGTATACGTTTATAGTGTCTTTAATTTTTATAACAGCAATAGGAATATGTGCTATTGTAGAAGTTCTGTACCAGCTATCGCCTAAAAGTTCACTTTCGTGACACACAGGAACCCATACTTTAGAAAAAATATTTTCTAGTTCTTGGCTGTATAAATCCCAATCCGAGTATATTTTAGAACTAATATATTCAACCTTTGGCTGTTTTATCCAGTCTTTGTGATTTCTTGGTGGCATAAGCTCCTCTCTTTGTTATTTGTTCTATGGTTCTACCACAGCCAATACAATATTTACCCATAGCATCTAACGTACAAACTTTTACGCAAGGACTATCTGTGTTCATGACCCATCCATATTCCGAACACGCCTGTCATAACTCCCATTACAACCGATACAAAAGCAGATTGTGCGCCTGAAGGATCTGGAATTTCCATAAACCATTCTGCGCAGCGCCAACTCATAACTGTACTAGCAAGCATCATAAACCTAGGAAGTATTTTCCATTTAAGGAATTGCTCTACTGTTAATGGCATTATTTCTTATGTACTGATTGTATTTCAAATGATGCTTTAAGACTTGCTCCGGGGTGCGGTTTATAGCCTCCACTCGGATTTTTCATTAACTTATAACCCTTTCCGGCTTTCATCCAATGAAAACCTTTAGGTGATTCAACTGATTTTTTCATTTAAAAATAAACCTCTAGTGCTTCTAGCCTATCAATATGTACTGCCATTTTATCTAGCTCAGCTTGAATAGCTTCCATAATATCTGAATGTTCACCGATACCTGCTGGGTTAGCAAGATATACTTCAATATTAGCTTTATGTAATTCAATATTACCTTCAGCATGTTTAATAATCGCTGTTCTTATAATTGATTCTATCATCGGATACGTGGCCTCCTCATAACCTTCTTCTTGGGTTCCACAGGTGCAGGCTTTGGCTTCGGTGTTGGTTTTACAACAACATTTTTTGTTTGTATTTCGTTCCATTCTGCCTCCGTGTAATGCCCTATTATTGGACTCTTATATTTAAGTTTTCGTTTTATTCTTTTAAAGTCAAAATATTTTTTCATAAGTTGGGCTTTACCTACCCCTAGCAGCCCTGACTAGGTGAGGACAACGGTAGTTTACTGTAAAGTGAGTTTACTTAACTCCTCTTCTAATTCAGCGTCCGTCAGGTCAGAGGCATCTAGGTTTGTTTGTGTTACATCTTGACGAGATAGTTTTGGTTGTTGATACTCTGCGAGTATACTTGCAACTTTTATAATCTGATCAGTGTCTCCCTCCTCCATAGCTTGTACTAACACATAGTTAAGTGCGTGTATAGCGTCTGGTGCCTCATCGCCTAGCTCTTTCATAGCGACAATAGTCTGCTTAGCTAGTTCTCTTTTTTCTTTATTCTTTTTTCTTACCTCAAGACCACGCTTACGCCACTCATCAGCCATCTCAGAGTCTTTAATAGACACTAGGTTTTTTAATCCGGGATGATCTGGATCACCTCTTATAGCCATACTGTATTCTCCTGTGTCATTGATACCTTATCTTTCCAAGATACCTTATTATCTGTTAAACGATGTTGATGTGTTCTATAAGCTTCAAATGCTATAGCTAGTGCCATAACAGTGTCATCAAAGTTCCCTGCAAGGGCGTTCGTAGAGCCGTTTTCAGCCGAAACATATGTGCGTAGCTCTTGAACTATTACGTCACTATTAATGTTTATGTCGTCTTCTTCAATCGCTCGCTTAAGGTTTCCTATTATCATAGGTTTAGTAGAGAC